GGGTTACAGTTGTTGTTGCTGATATAGTTTTTGCAATTTCATCAGGTAGTATAGTTGCCTGAATAGTTGCTATTGCGTCATCTGCCATATTTAGTCCTCCTTTTAACTATCCAAGGGCAATCGCCAAAGCTGTTGGGTCTTCTTTAGAAAAACCCTCTGATGTCATAAATGTGGATACCACACTCATATCCATTCTTTTAATTGTACCTGCGTCACTCACTAATAACTCATCTGTTGTTGCCAAGCCAGACGCAAGTTCTGTTTGACCTGAGATAATGTTATCGTTTAACATACCACTCTCAACAGCGTCATTTGCTATTGTTAAAGCTCCTGCATCACTTGCAGTTGCATCGCCTGACATAGCTGAGTAAATATATTTCTTTACTCTTGTTAGTTCTGATTTTACTTCTGTGCCACCTGCACCATCATCGACAATAATTAAGTCAGCATCAGCTAGGTCAGCACCAATGTCACTTGCACCATCAATCTCTAAAGCACCTAGTTCAACTTTACCTGCTGTGCTTATAGTGCTAAGTTTGCTGTCTCCAATACTACCTGCTAGTTTAGATGCAGCAATGCTTCCTGCTAACATGTCGTTTGTTACAGTGCCTGTATCCCCTGAACCTACTAATGTGCCTGTTGTTGTTGGAAAACTAATTAATGCTTCAGAGTGATTTATTTTATTAGAGCCAAGCACAATAGCGTGGTTACCCATGTATGCGTGTGATGAACACTGATAATATAGTATGCTTGGTGTGTCTTCATTTACTGCTATTTGTAAATACGTACTAGTTGTTGTAACTCCTGTTGTATACGCTGTGGTTTTATCTGCATCCAAGTAGAGTCTAAATGGATGACTTGACATATCACTTGAGCTAAGAGTAAATCTATAATAATACTCTGAATTAGATGTTACATTGTCAACACCATGTAATGTCAAAGCAGGTGACTCAACACCATTTATAAAGTAAGCATTACTACTTCCATCTCCATAGTAAGGATGTGCTGCTGTCTTAGTTCCTACTGTAACTGTAAATTCTACAGGCGATGAAGAACTTCCGTATATACCTACATGTGAGTCAGCAGAGCTTACTCCTACATCTTCTAAATCCTTGCCCTGTGCATCTAAGTCTCCCCCTAGCTGTGGAGTTGTATCTGCTACAACTTCTGTCAAACCACCTGCAGAAGATATAAGGTTAGTTACAGATACTTTCTTTAATGCCCCTGCATCATTATCATGTATAAGTAAATCATCATTTGTTATATCCACTCCTGCAGAACTTAGTTCAGACTGACCAGTAATAACATTTGCATTTACCATTGCAGTTTCAACAGCATCGTTAGCTATTGTTACTGCACCGTTTGATGCTATGGTTACGTCACCTGATACAGCTACAGGGTTAAAGTTATTTCCGTCAGCAACCATGATGTGACCACTAGTGTTTGTACCCATAGTTAGGTCATCACCACTTATTGTTAAGTCACCTGCTATTGTAGCATTTGCGCCACTAAATGTTAAAGCTGTAGTTGTGCCTGATTTAATTACTAAGTTGCCTGATGAGTTTTCTAGTGAGCCAAAGGTAGCAGAAGCATCTTGTAGAGAAACAATACCGTCATCTGTGTTTAGTATTATGTCTCCTGCAACGTCTAGTGTAAAGTCGCCAGAGGATAGGTCTAACTCTGTACCGTTTAGTGTGAAGTTGTCTACTACAAGAGAGCCCCCTGTAATGGCTCCTGTTGTAGTAATTGTAGAAGAGCCTGTATCTATTGTGCCAAAGCCACTTGTTATAGACCCACTGTCTAATGCACCTACTGTTGTTACATTTGATAATGTATCTAATGCTGATTCAAAGTAAGTCTCAAAGTCTGTGAGAGCTACCTGCTTCATTGTTCCTGCATCGTTGACAACAACTCTATCTGCATCTGCTAGTGTGGTAGACGTAGCGGATGTGTCACCATCTATAATGTTGAGTTCTGTGGCAGTGGTGGTTACACCATCCATAATATTTAGCTCTGCAGTTGTAGCTGTAACACCGTCCATGATGTTTAACTCTGCAGTTGTTGCAGTCACACCATCCATAATATTTAGCTCTGCAGTTGTAGCCGTTACACCATCTAGTATATTTAATTCGGATGCTGTGGATGTAACTCCGTCTAATATATTTAATTCTGCTGCAGTAGAAGTTATTGCAGTGCCACCTAATGTAAGAGACCCTGATACATCTAAATTACCATTTAAGTCAACAGTTGTAGCGGCTAATTGTATTTCTGTGTCTGCAACTAAATCAAGTTGTCCGTCTGTGCTTGAATTTATGTAAATAGCAGTGTCTCTAAATTGTAGCTTTTCTGTAGATGCTACAAGAATATCATCAGAAAACTCAAAGTAGTCTTCATCTTCCATCCACTTGAGCACACCATCATTTGTTTCACCATCAAATGTTACAGTAATATCTGTGCCTGCTGTCCCTGCACCAAAGGTAAGAGTGTTACCTAATAACTTTGTAATTGGACCGCCTTCAGCGGCTGTACCATCGTGTGTGTGTCCTGTTGAGGCTGCAAAGGCTGCTAATAACTGATTGAACTCGTCATTAGTGTGGGCAGCCGTGATAACATCACCGTCACTGTATGTAGACTGTCGTGTATACGTTGCTCCCATTTATCTTCTGGCTCCTGTTTGATATTCCATTTGAAATCCCCTAAGTGCGTAAGGGGCTGTTGTACCGTTATCATTTACTCGTAAAGCTACTGTAAACCCTGAGCCTTCTACGGACTGTCGCAAAAGGGGCTCGGACTGTCCTCCGTATGTTGCTGTTCCGTAGACGCCTGTCCCATATACAGCAACAATGTCACTAGCTGTAAGAGAGTAAGCGGCAGGTCTTGGTGTGTCTGGGTCTTCATAATCATATCTTAAAAATAAATCTGCACTAATTGATGACTCTGGCTTGTAGCTTACGAGCACTCTGTGCATATGTTTTCTTATACCGGGGTCTCCAAAACTTATATCAGGACTTCTGTATTTGCCTCCTATGGCTGTACCATCAAAATCATTACCCGATTCTTGCTGATAAACATAACCTCCTTCTCCTCCATGTATAACAATAGTTCCTGCGGCACTTGTTACAGTATCAGTTGATGTGGGTCGGATGCCTTTTAGACTTGCAAACTCAAAAGCCTGTCCTCGTAGAGATGTAGTTACACCTTCAGTAACTGATTGTGCTACACCTGATTTAGTAAAAAACACTCTATACTGTGTTTTGTTTGGTATAACTAATGACCTAAATCCACTTGCTGAAGTTATGTTATCGTTAAATATAGACTGCACAGGAGTGCTTATAGTACCAAGTTCAACGTCTCCGATTCTTGCTGTACCTGCAACAGTTCTTAATCCATCAGGTGCTAGAAATATTAAGTCACCTGCAAATTCCTGTATTGTTTGTCCGTTTATACATCCAATGTTTCTTGTTACAGGAGTGACAGCAAAATTACTTGATGAGGTTCCTGATAACTTAAATATTCTATCTTGACAAAATATAAATAAATTTTCACGGAAAACTTTAAGACCTGTTATTGTGTCGTCTACTTTGAAACTACCTGCTCCACTACCTGTTGCAAAATCATCTTCATCAAAGGGCACACTAAAAACTACTTCTTGTGGTGTGCTTGACATTCCTGCATAGAACATGTGGTCTTTAAATACTGCTACAAACTTTGCGCCTGTTACAGCAGTGCTAACTTCTCCGCTTCCCGCTGATGATACATCTGTAGCTGCAAATGAAGTATTAAATACTGTTGGTGCATTGTTTCCGTCTGCTACAATTAATTTATTATTGCCATCAAAGTTAAATCGTTCAAACGTGTAAACACCAGCACTTGTTCTACCACTGTCCCTCTCTGTCCAAGAGCCGCTACCTGCGGCAGCAGTAAATATTTTTGTTCCTCTTGCTGCAACTATTGTATCATTAAATATACAAGAAAGCAAGACTTCTTCTGTAGATGCACTAGTTATTGGAACTATATTAGTGTTGTACTTAGTAAAACCGTTTATTCTTCTGTACCCACCATCAATATCAGGCTCAAAGTTTATTAACTCTTGTGCCTCTCCCGGTTGCATAGCGAATGTAGATTTGTTTAAAACTAGTCCTCCTTGTAGAGGAAACGCTGCAGGAGATGTTTGTGATAAATCAGGCATTACCTAACTGATTCCATAGTAAAATAATTAGAGGTTACGGAAGGATTCAATACTACAGTTGACCTAACATACTCATACTTGTTAATTAATAAACTCTGCATATTTTTGATACCTTGTTCAAATCTAGCAAAGTTAAGCTGATACTGTTGTGTTTCTCCTCTGTACTGATAAGCAAAAGCTGTCGCTCCGTCTGTTATAACAGGAGAAAATCTATCTGGTATTGTTGGTGTATCTGTGGATGCAGATAAGTCTGATGCAAATGTAAAGTAGTCAAACTTAAGTGCGTATGTTTTATTAGGATAAGGATATAACAAATAGTTATTATCTAATGTTCTTACAACGTGTGTAGGAACACCACCTGCAGTAAACTGAGCAACTTGTACACCACTGGCGTGAGATGCTGCTGTTGTATTATTTGCACCTCTAGTAGCTCCTGTAAACTCAGTGCTAGAAGTGCCTGTGTAAGTTATCTGCTCGTTCTCTACAAATATAGTGCCAGCAGAATCAAAGCCAGATGTACTGGCTACTGTAATTGTTGTGGCAGATGATGATAACGTACCATCTAATGTTGTTGTGTCTATCTCATCTTCTTGGTCTACGTATTTGTCTATATACTCATTGTACTGCATAATACTTAAATTGTTACCAGAAGATGCTAGTGTAGAGTCCTTTACAATTCTAAACGTATTGTAGTCTGCGTGTTTAGCATCAGTAGGCAAAGAGTACCTAACGGTGCCAGGGACTAATGTCTCTGTGTGTGTTGAGTGGTTAAAAGGATAATTAAATTCCCTTTGATTTATAAAACGTATGGCTTCATTTACAGCATTCTGTGCTTGCACTTGTATGCCACGGGCTGAAGTAAATGTGGATGAAGTCAGTTGTACCTCGTTCATCCTTGCTAAAACACTATTTGTTAGAGTTAAAAAAGTTGCCATACTACGCCCGTTAAGTTGGGGGCAGTTTCCCGCCCCCGGTTAATTTACGCTAATTGGTCTCTATCGACTTCATCAGCTAATTGCTTATGCTCACCATTGGTGTCAATGACGCAAGCATATACTCTTAGCTTACCTGTAGTAACGTCAGCAGATGATGCAATTAACTTCACATCAATAGTGTCAGTTGTTGTGACATGTTGTGTGAAAGTTGATGCAGCACCTGTTACAACATCGTTAGCTTGTCCGTTAGAGCCCTCAGCTAGGAAACCTGCTGAAGATACATCACCACCATCAATGATGTCGTCACCCTCTGCAAAGTCAATATCTACAGTTGGTGATGAGCCATCAAAAGCTGTGAGCACTTCTGCTCCTGCGAACAGCACAAATGTACCTGCAGGTATTTCAAGAAGTTGAAAAATGTCACCGTTTGTGCATGAGTAGTCAGTAATCTTAGAAATATCTAAGATAGCTTCTACCATTCTCATGCCAGTGCCATTTCGATTCGCTTGTAATGCAGCGATAGAGTTTGAACTTACACCTGCGGTTGCAGATGATGTCATGTCAAAAGTTGCCATTTGTCAATCCTCCCTTACGCTACGTTGTATTTAGCGGTTACAATCGCTTCAGGTCGAAGAATTTTTCTACCATAAAGGTGCATACCTCTGACAATATCAGCGAAAGAGTCTGGGTCTCTGTAAGACTCAGTCTTTGTGATTTGTGCAGCTGTAGCAACAGCAGAAGAGTGTCCTGCTACGATTACGCCATAGTTTGAGTTTTGGTTTGCTGACCCTGATGTTCCCGGTCCTGTACCTACAGCAGGTAGGTTGTTGGACATGTAAACATCAAAACCATGAAGCCTACCGATAGCCAAGCCAGCTCTCAGTCCACCTGACTCGCCGAAGTCTGCATTGAGAAGACGTGAATCTTCATCCTTTAGGATTTCGACAAATGTTGGGTGTAGAACTAACCATCTACCATCTGTATCGACGAACTGTGTGTCAAGCAGTCTGCCCATTCTCGCAATAACTTGCAATGGTGTAGCAGTAGCTGTAGCTTGAGCAGTTGCGCCCGGCATACGTGGTGCTAGTGGGATAGAGTGGTCGCCAGCACTTGAAGTAGTGATGTTACCAAAGCTATCCTTACGTAGCTTCATAGATGTAAGCAGTTCATCAGACCCTGCAGTTGATACAGCTTTTGACCCACTTACTGTGTCGTTAGCTGTGCCTGCTACAGCGTTGATTGTGCCTTGCTTAAAACCAGCCATGTAACCAAGAATTTCTTGGTCATGTTGGTCTCTAAGCCTATAGCCTGCTCGGTCAGATGCTAAGGATTCGAAATTGACATGGCTGTGAGCCTCTTCGATGTCGTCTACCTTGAAAGCAAAATAGTTTGCTTTGTCAACGACAAGACTGAAGTCCTCGTCATCCAAGTCTTGTGGAGTAATCTGAGTGCCTCGTGCATACTCCTTAACGGTGATTTCTGGTTCCTTGATTATTTTAACCGTGTCACCGTAGTTCGCAATCTCGCCGAAGTAGTCAGAATTAGTTATTGACTCTACAACCGAGGTCTTGCGAAAAGCTTGCTGAACTTTTTGAGAGTAGATTACCGGGCTAAAATTGCCGTTTGGTAAACTACTGTGTCCAGCGGCGGTTTTAAATGCCATTGGTTTACCTCGTTAATATGATTTAAAGATTGTAGATTTTCGTACTATACAAGACCAGTTGATAAGGTGTCCTGACGGGGCTTACGCTCTGGGTAGTTTGAATCGGTGGAAAATCTATAACTTCGCTGTACTCAAAGTTTAGGGTGTATGGTGTATCGTCTGCACAGCACCATTGGAGCGAGTAACCTTACGGGGTCGCTATTAATTACTATATTTTACCATAAAATAAAATAAAAGTAAATAAATTTTTATCTTGACACATCATAAATAAAATTGCCAGACTGTATAGCCTCCATTATAGCCTTTTCGTTTTTCTCATATTCATGAGCTTTCATTTTGGCTACCTGTGATTCTCTCCATTGATTAGATTGAGAGCTCTTGGTTTTGGCTACGTTAGATGTGTTTTTAGCTGTTACTAAAGAAGCAGCACCTTTATCAGATTTTTCTTTCTTCGTATCAGCTATTTTCATATCCACTTTGTACAAGTCTATAGCTCTTGCTGCAGACCGTGCATCAGTTTCATTCTCATATAAAGCTTTCTGCACCCATGAAGGTTGTCTTTCGACCCAGCCATGAAACTCTTCATCATTTCTGATGTCTTCAAAGTCTGGGTGTAGTTGCAAGAGTTGTGACTCTGCAGTCATCCTCTTTGCTTCTGCCTCTTTCTCTGCAATAGCTTTTAGTCTATCTTCCATGCCCTTGTCTAGCTCAAGAGCTTTTTTAGTGGCAATAGTTTCTATAACCTTTGCTACGTCAGGGTATTCTTTTGTCCATGCTGCAAGCTCATCATCACTCTTAGGTAACTTTATAGCCTCTTTAGTAGCTGTAGATATCTGCCCCTCTAGTTCCCTAATTTTATCTTTGAGCTCTTGCTCTTTTTGTTGAGCATGTCGACGTAAGTCACCATAGCGTTTTTTAAACGTCTTCTCTTCAGGTGCAAGAGATTCAGTTTCGGCTTTGTCAGCCTCTGCATCTTTCTGCTCCTGTACTACGTTAGCACGTTCCTCTTCTAAACGCTTTAACTCTTCCTGTTCGTCAGTTCTGTCCTTCTTGTACTTCATAGGCACAGCCTTAACGTCCTGCTTTACTGCGGCAATCGCTTCACTCATTATAATCTCCTATACTAAATTTTTGTGAGAAAAGTTTTTATCTTTCCTGCAATATACACGGTTGGGTGTATTAGTTTACAAAACACATTTCCAAACAAATCATCTTTTGCTTTACCTTTTGTAAGAATGTGTTTTAAGTGTTGTGTTCGTTTTCTAGCCATAAAAGCACCAAGTCTAGTCAATATGTTACTACTTTGCATCCCTGTTACGTAAGGTCTGAATAGCCAGTGATAGCCTATCTCATGTTCTGGTGTTAAGTAACGTCTTTGATATGTATGCCATACTTTCATAGCCTTTTGCCAATCTACTAATTGAGTCTGTCTATACATTTCAGTACATACTATGCTTTTATCGTCAGAGGCTGTAGATGTACCTCCAAAGTCTCCTCTGTTTTGATTTGCAGAGTCTTCTGCTCGTCTCTCAGTCTCTTCTTGTCTAAAAGTATCGAATGCAGCAGCACGTCTCTCAGCATCTTCTCGCCTTCGTTGTTCTTCTTCTCTCTCAGCACCACTCATTTGACTCATATCTGAACCGGGTAATTCAGACCTCATTTTTTCAGCAGCATAAACAGGATTCATGAGTCTATCTAGCTCTGCATCTCGTGCTTGTTTCAAGCTTTCGTTATATACATCAGATGCTCTCTGCTTATCTAGCGCACGTATTTCTTCAGTAGTTTTACCAGCAGAGCCCCCAACACTGTCAGGACTTATCTTTGAGAGCGCCTCTCTAGTTTGCCTTTTAGCTTCTTCAGTTCGTTGAGGTCCTTGTAAGAAATCATCAACAAATGTATTTTCTTTAAACACAACAGGAGCGTCCATATCTTCTCTGGCTTGTGTTAAAGCTGCATCTCTCTTTGCAGCAAATTCATTAGCTTTCTTTGCTGTATCATCATCAAACTGTATCTTCTTAGCTTCAGTCAACTTCTGTACTAATGTTTGGTCATCTTCAGTATCCCCCAAAGAAGGTAAGTTTACTGTTTTCATGAGCGTGTCGTACTCTGCTTTAGAGCCAAACGCAAAGTTTGTTAATTTGTCTGCAGCACTTTCTCTAATCTTTTTGTCTTGATATCCTGTAAAAGGTAGCATGTATCCTGCGGCAGCATCAACAGCACCACCTACTTTGCCCATAATACCTTCTCTTTCTGATATAGGCTGTCGCACATTTACATAGCTATCAAAGTCAGATTGTTGAAAAGCTGTAGGTGCAGTTGGAGTTCTAGCAGATAAGTCGGCTACATTTTTGTCAAAACTCTCCATATAATCTTGAGATGTCTGTCTTGGTTGAACTGGTGTAAATCCTGCACCACCACCTGTATCACCTACTCCTGCTGATGTAGTAGTGCCTGTGCCACCTGTGCCCTCTGGTGGTTTTGTAAAGTCTTCTTTTACTGATGTTTGGTAATCACCCACATTAGGTGCAACTAATCCTACACCAGATGTTTGAGTAGGTGTTGGCTGTGTGTTAGGTTCATATCCTATTATGTTGCCATCTTTATCCAGTATGGGACGTCCTTGATTTAACATAGTTAAAGGTGTATAACTAGATGAAGTAGTAGGGGAAGCTAACCCAGCGAACTGTGCTGATGCAGCTGTAGGTCCTGAACCAAGTGCCAGACCAGATTGTGCTGTTAACAGACCGCCATCATTAGTCTTAGATGTCTTTTCATCACCTACATACTCTATCTGACCTGCGTCCTCCATCATCTCCAGACCTGCAAGTGCCTCTTGTCTCA